TCTTGAATAATTTCATAAATTCTTTTTTTATTTAATTTCTTTTGAAGTTTGCTATACAATAATACTGCAAATTCAGTATGTAAAGCTTCATCTCTAGAAATCAACTCATTAGAAAAAGTTAATCCAGGCATTAATCCTCTCTTTTTAATCCAATAAATAGAAGCAAAAGATGAAGAAAAGAAAATTCCTTCAATGGCTGCAAATGCAACAAGTCTTGCTCCAAAACTACTTCTGTTATCATTCAACCATTTTTTCGCCCAATTAGCTTTCTTAGCAATACAATCATAATTTTGTGTAGCTTCTAATAGCTTTGTTTTTTCATTAGAATCTTGAATATATGTATCTATTAATAAACTATACATTTCAGAGTGAATATTTTCCATTGCAACTTGGAATCCGTAAAACGCTCTTGCTTCCGATACTTGAACATCTCCCATAAATCTCACGGCGAGATTTTCTAATACAACCCCATCAGATGCGGCAAAAAATGCCAACACCATCTTTATAAATTTCTTTTCATCTTCATTAAGCTTTTCCCAGTCTTTTAAGTCTTTGGAAAGATCTACTTCCTCTGCCCTCCAAAAACAATCAACTTGTCTTTTATACATTTGCCATATATCATCGTGTTCAATTGGAAACATTACATAGCGGTTATCGTCTGGTTTTAACAGTTGTTCTGTGTTTAAGGTTTCACTCATAGATGCCCTAAATAATATACTATTTAGATTTTAATACCTTTCAATAAAATAATTGTCATTAGTTTAACATACAGATTTTTTTTATATTACAGGTATAACAACGCTTATTTTTGTTATATAATTAAAAATATGCTATCCATAAATTTAATCGTTGATTTTATTTTACAATTATATGTTAAAGATGGCCAATAAAGAATCCAACAATTTAGCCGTTCTTTTTGAGGATAATATTGGAAATGTAAAACAAGAAAGAAGAAAAGGTAGGAGGGGCAGAAAAATGAATGAAAAAGAGATTTATTATGAATATCGTGAAGAAATAGAAAATGAAAAATCATTAAAAAATCAAAAAAAATTATACGATAATTTTCAATATCTTTCTATTAATGAAAAGAAAACTATAGAAGATAAATATACTTCACCAAAAAATAGTAGTCAAGAAGAATATGTTCGTAAATTAAAAATGAAACAAAGAAAAATAATTGTTGCTACTGGTCCTGCAGGAACTGGTAAAACATTATTTGCTACTGAATTTGGAATAAAAAACTTTTTTATGAATAATATTGAAAAAATTATTTTCACTCGTCCTTCTGTTTCTGTTGATGAAGACCTAGGTTATTTGCCTGGAACACTCGAAGAGAAAATGGCGCCATGGGTTCGTCCAATTTATGATATATTATATAGATTTATTCATCCTAAGGAAGTAACACAATTATTAGAAGATAAAACAATAGAAATCGCTCCATTAGGATACATGAGAGGAAGAACTTTTAAAAATGCTTGGATTATTGCTGATGAAATGCAAAACTCTACTGTTGCTCAAATGAAAATGTTATTAACAAGATTAGGAGAAAACAGTCGTTTAGTTATTACTGGAGATTTAGACCAACATGACAGAAAAGAAGGAATCAATGGATTAGAGGACTTTTTAGATAAATTTAAGGGTAAGCGTTCTTCTAGCATAACAAGTATTGAATTTCAAAGAGATGATATTCAGAGAGAAGAAGTTGTAAAAGAAGTATTAGATATTTATAGTACTGAAAAGGACCCATCTTTTTTATATTATGATGAATTAGTTGATGAAGTTTAAGAATATTTTCCCTTTATACTCTATAATGAAAGTTTTGAATCAAATTTCCAAAGGAGGAAAAATGCTTAAACCATTACTTAGAAGCAAAGTTTTACTTTATTTCTTATCTATTGTATCCATTTTAAATATTTTATTTTTTGGATATCTTAAAGATTACCAATCTGTATTTGCCTTTATTATTATTGCTTTATTAATGTCCTTTTTTAGCAAAAATATGATTATCATTCTTTTTGTCGCTATTGCTCTTTCTAATTTAATCAAGTTTGCTTTACATAAACGATTTGAAGGATTAGAAAATATGGAAGAAGAAGACAAAAAAAAAGAAAATATGGAAGATATGGATGAAGATATGTTAGATACACCTGAATTTGATAAGAAATTATCTGACTCTTTAGACAGAGTATCTGATAAAGAAATTAGTAAAATGGAAAAAGAAGAAGAAAAAGAATTAGACCAAGCAAAGAAAGAAGAAAAACAAGCACTTTATAATGACCTTAAAAATGATATGGTTGAATTTGAAGAATTACAAAGAAACATCATGAATAATATGAAGGAAATCGATCCTTTATTAACTAAAGCTGAAACTTTTGTTGAAAAATTTGAAGGATATAAAAAGAAATTAAATTAAATCTAATAAGAATTATATTTGTATATTTTAAATATAATTTACAAAATGAGTAATAGAATTAAATTTATAAAAAAACAAAAAGAATCATTTAATAATAATGTTAGTTATATTAATGTCAAGTCAGAAGAAGAAATATTAGATGAACAACTACAACATATAGAAAACCCTATTTTAAGAGAACAATTTAAAGAAGGTATTTTTAAAGCTTTGAGAAGAGCTGTTAGTAAAGCAGTTAAAGGATTTGCTTCTTTAGGTGATGCTATGAAAGGTGTAAATTTAAACAAGGTTATTGTTGATCCTGTTAAAAATGAATTCAATTCTGCCTTTAATGATGTTACTAATGTATTTAATGACATAGGAGATGATATTAATGATATGGCTAATAAAACTAAACAAAGTTTCGTAAAATCAGTGAATGTCTTGAGAGATACAATAAAAAGAGAGATTTTAAAAACTTTTGATCCTACTGTTGGTATAGACGGAGTTATAAAAGAGTTTAATAAAATGGTAAAATTTTTTAAGACTGTTCCAAGAAGAGTAAACAATGTTTTTGATGGAACAGCAGGTATTTTTTATGGCATTGGTGAAATTATTGAAGGAATTGGAAAAAGTATAGGTTTAGGATTTTATGAAATCGGACTTTTATTTGCTTATATTGGTGAATTTATTACAACTTATTTAGAATGTATTGTAAAAATGCTTGTTAATCTTTGGAGTTGTTTTTTTTATTACATAGTAGAAATGTTTTTACAAATATTATATTTACCAGTTAGAATCATGTTATGGGTTTCAAAACATATTTTTGGTCAGGACCTTTATGACAGAGAAAAACAAGCTTTTGATGGACTTTATGATATGAGTTATTTAATGTATAAATATACGGGATATCATTTTATGTATTGGCCAAAACCAATTAGAGAACGTTGTTTTGTATGTGTTAGATTAAAAACATCTACTGTTTCAAGAAAAGCAAAAGAAGTAGATGAAAAATTTTCAAAAGACATACCTGGTTATATTAAGAAAGGACAATACACTATTAATCGTGGAGTTTTTGATATTCTAAAAGCTGGAAATTAATTAATATTATAATATTTATTTGTATTTATATTATAACATTACTATGAAAAATAAAGAACCAATAAAAGAAGGATTTGATTGGGGTAAAGCAACTAAACCATTAAAAGATATTGGAAATAATATTGCAAAGGGACTAAAAGATACTGGTGGTGCAATTAAAAAAGGATATGAAGAAACAAATAAGGGAGTAAATGATGCTGGGTCCGAAGCGAATAAAAAAGCTACAAGAGCTATTAAAAATGCATTAAGAGATGCAGCTGCTCCCATGAAAGGTATTGCAAAGACAATTAGTGATTTTGGCATTTATGTTAATAAATTTAATAAAACTTTAAAACCCCGTTTTGAAAATGTTTTTGCAGGTATTCAAGTTATTTTTATGGATGGGATACAAGGTGAGATTAAGTTATTAATAGATAGTATCGGTTCTGGGTTTAAAACCATGGGTTGGTTATTTGCGGGTTCTGGTGAATTAGTAAGAACTTATATAATGTGCGGTATAAAATTTATAAAAAATATATATTTTTGTATTTTTTTCTACATTTTTCAAATTTTATTCTATTTGATTTATTTACCTGTATGGTTAGTCATGTGGGGTTTGAAAACATTTGCTGGCATTGATGTATTTTGGATAGAAACAAGAACTTGGGATGGACTCAGAATTGTAGATGGTTATACATGGCATTGGTTAGGATTTCATATTATTTATTGGCCTAAAAATGTTAGAGAGAGATGTTTTACATGCGTTAGATTAAAAAAGAGTGTTGTTAATGAAATAGGTGCGGCTGTTGATTATAATTTCAATGAAAGAATCAAGAAGGCTTCCGGAACGAAAATGAAATGGGCAGCACGAGTTTCTAAAGGACATATGAATGAATCCGTTAAATGGCCAGATGTTAAAGAACCCAGAGAAATAAGAAAAAGATACGTCCAATATAAAGAACCTCCCATCAAACCCAGAATTAAAGCTATATTTGATAAATATGATTAAAAATAAAATATCAATTTAAATATATAATGCCTAAGAAATGTCCTCCTGGAGTCATATGTTTTGAAAATATTACATTAGTTTCTATATTAATTGTTTTGGGAATTGTTTTGTATTTCATTTATTTATATTTAATTAAACCCGCTATTTTAGAAGACCCAAATAAATTTTTCATTTTTAATTCTCCGGCTAGAATGAACCCTCTAGCTTCCATTTCTGCTCGTCATGATCCATTTAATGACCCATACAGTCCTCCATTAAAACAAAATGGGTATTATCATCCTAGAGATTCTTCTGATGTTCGTGGAATTCCTGTTAATGTTTCTACACGAGGTGTTGAACAAAGCTTTCAACAAATGGGAATATTAACCAGAATGAACGGAACTGAATTAATATTACCTCTTATGGGAAGAAGAAGCGTCACTGGAAGAGATAAATTTGAATATTACGCTATTTCCAATACAGGAAGTGTAAATACAAAATTACCTATTAGTGTTAATGGTAAAAGCTGTTCCAGAGAATATGGTTGCGAAGATATTAGTAATGGTGACAGTGTATTTGTGCAAGGATACAATGATGCATTTCAAGTAACAATGTATGAAAATGATACCTTTAGATATATTCCATATTTGTAAAAAAATTGATCTTTAAACATATTATTAATCCCTTATAATATGTTTTCATACTTTTTCCCCAAATCTACTAGCAGAGTTAAGGACCAATTTCAACAAAGTCTTAACTCTAGAGAATCATGGAAATCTGAGAGATTTAATTTTTCAAGTAATCAAAACATAAAGATTTACCCTATAAAAGAAAATTGTTCTTTCTGCCATTTTTATGGAGTTTGTAGTAATTGTGATTTAAGAAATAAAAAATGAATTTAAGCAATAAGAAAATATAATCGTTATATATAATGTCATTTTTTTATCCCAATGAAAGTAAATTTATAGAAGGGAAAATAGATTTTAATTATCCAGAAAAAAGTATTAATAAAAGAGATATTTCAGAAAAATTAAATTATCAACAAACAATGAGAAAACCAAATCAATATGTTGAACTTGAAGGTGATCTCATTGATATAAAAGATAAATATTATGAAATTCAATATACTGATAGAGAATTTCAATTTCAAGATCTAAAAATGAAATCTGGTAATTTTCATACTAAAAAAATGTATGTATATGGCCTTCTTCATCATAATATATCTCAATATTCAAATAAAAATATTGTTGGTGAAATTGTTATTGAACACGAAAATTTAAGCCCTAGAAAAAGTAATGTTTATACTTGTTTTTTGCTTCAAAATAACGAAACAAATGTTGAAAATTCAATGGATAAACTTCTTCAATTAATTAAAAATAAAGACAAAAATACTTCTACATTTGAAGAAAAAGTTGTTTTAAATGATGATATTCCACAACAAAAAGAGGTTATTTATTACGAGTCTAATACTCCTGGAAAAAAGAAACATATCTATATTTTCTTAGAGCCTATATCTGTGAATCAAGATTCTGCTGATTTTTTAAATACTTTAACTTACAAAACTCAATTATTTGAGACAAATGCACCAATGGATAAAAAATTCTTTTCCGTAGATTTTACACCAAAAACTAGTAAAGAGGGTTTTGCTTCTATGTTTTCTTCTGTTCGTGAAGGATATGATGGTTATTATTTAGATTGTAAGCCAGCAGGAGAATCTGAAGCAACTACACCTGGATATGTTGCTCCCATTTCTAGTGAATTTACAAAATCAAAAGGAACAGTTGATGGACTTACTATTCTGGTAGATTTATTGTTGTTTTTCATACTTGTCATTACAGTATTCTTTTGTGCTCCAAGTCTTTATAAATACTTATTAATTAATCCTATTGTAGCTTCATTTGGAGGTGAAAATAATAATATTTATAAAGCTATTGCTGGACTTGATATGTGGATTCTTTTAGCAAATGTATTTATTTTTGTTTTATTTTTAATTGGAGCAGCTTACAAAATGAATTCTTTTTTTATTTTTGGTATTAGTTGGTTACTTGTTACTTTCTTTTCAGTTCTTACTATTATGATAAGTAAAGGAAATAAACCATTTTGGTCTTTTAACGGCATTGAAATAGACCCTCCTAAAATTGATGAGCATAATTCACCTAATTTCTTTACAGTATTTTTTAATTTATTAAGTTCTGGTGACTTGATTAAAGAAGCAGACACAATAATGGGCGTCCCTCCTTTCGTGTTTTCAATGTTAATTGGTTTTGTAATCCTAACTATTATTATTACTCCAGTATCAATTACACAGAATCTGACAGGTGCTCAAATTGCTATATCTACAGTTTTAGGACTCATTTTTTCATTTTTGATAAGCATACCCGTTAGAACTATATTAACTAAACCCGCAAAACAATCATAATCTTAACTGATAAATTATAATAGTTTATTATAATTTATATTTAAACCTTAGAAGCACTTCCAACATCTTCTGCTACAGGTTGGAAAGAACTGGATAAAAACTTAATAGGTTCGCTGTGTCCTACAGGAGCCATTTTATCAACAACTTCTTCTTCAAGTGTGCTTTTCTTCTCGGGATTCATATTCTTCATCTTCTTATCTTTCTTATTTTGTTCTTCTGTGTGTTCCATAATGGTAACAGGTTTGTTTGTTACATTGCAGCTTCTCTTGATAAGTTCAAAAGCAACAAATATAAATAAGATAGCAATCAAAGGATGAGACTTAAAGAATAAAATGGCTGCAATAACAAAGATAGCCAACATACCTAAAGATGAATCAATGCAAAAGGCTAGCATTTCAGGGGTTTCAATAGGTAATAATAAGTAAAGAATAAATACTCCTACAATTATCATTTCTATAGTGGTCATTTTTCCCATGGGAATTTTCTTCAAAAGTTTTTGAATATCCATTTATAAAATAAGTATATATATTTCTTGCTAATGAAAAATTGAAATATGCTAAATAATTTATACTATTTTAATAACTATGAAGAAACATAATAAATCACCTACTAAAAAAGAAGAGAGATTTGTAATTACAAATGATTATAAAGAAAATATACGAGATAATTCTTATTTAGGTAAAAAGGGTTATACTATTCCCAAAAATGCATTGCATGAAAAAGATTATGAAACTTTGAAGAAAGAATTGTTTGTTAAACCTATTATATTTAATATGAATTATGGTGGAAAAGACGCAGCAGAAACACAATCATTTCCTGTATATCGTGAATCAGGTAAAAAAATATATATTCCTCGTTTTTACGGAATAAATAGATACGGTGTTCCAAAAGATGAAAAACTACAAACAGGTGATGATATATGTGTTCATTTTGATAAACAATTGAGAGATTATCAAGAAAATATTGTAGGAATTTATATGAACTATGTTAATTCTACTCTTACTGAAAATAGCACCACAAAAGGTAATGGCGGCATATTAGAGGTTCCCTGTGGTCGTGGAAAGACAATTATGGCGTTAAATATTATATCAAAATTACAAAAGAAGACACTGATTATCGTGCATAAAGAATTTTTGATGAATCAATGGATTGAGCGTATTAATGAATTTTTACCAGGAGCAAAAATAGGAAAGATTCAAGGACCTGAATTTAATATAGAAAATAAAGATATTGTTATTGGAATGATACAAACTATATATGATAAAATTTATGATGAAGATGCATTTTCCAGTTTTGGATTGACTATTATAGATGAGGTTCATCGTATAGGAAGTGAGCAATTTTCACGAACTCTTTTCAAAACGATTACTCCATATATGCTTGGTATTTCGGCAACTGTAGAAAGAAAAGATAAATTAACTAAAATTTTATATATGTTTATAGGTAAAAAAATATATGAGGAAAAAAGAGAAGACGATGAAGAGGTGCAATCTCGTGCTATATTTTATAATGTTCAAGACCAAGATTTTAATGATACATTATTGGATTATCGTGGAAATCCAAAATTTAGTTCTATGATAACCAAGTTGAGTAATTATAACCGTCGCAGTGATTTCATAATGAAAGTATTAACAGATTTACGAAAAGAAAATGAACAAAAACAAATTATGATATTAGCCCATAATAGGAGTTTATTAACCTATTTCTATGAGTATATTACACATCATACTATTGGAACAACAGGTTATTATGTAGGAGGAATGAAACAAGAAAAACTACAGGAAACTGAAACAAAAGATATAGTTCTAGCAACCTACGCAATGGCTGCTGAAGCATTAGACATTAAAACGCTTTCAACATTAATTATGGCTTCTCCAAAAACAGATATTACACAATCAGTTGGAAGAATTTTAAGGACAAAACATCAAAGTCCAATTATTGTTGATATTGTGGATCCTCATGATATATTTCAAAAACAATGGTTACAACGAAAAAGATTTTATAAAAAATGTAATTATAAAATATTTGAAATTAATTCTAATAAATATGAGGGTATGAAAATGGACACATGGAAAATAACATATACTCCAAAAGTTAGTAATATTAATGAAAAAGAAACCGAAGAACAAGAAGAACCTGAAGAAGCACCAAAAAAATGTATGTTAGATGCTAGTGTCTTTGATTAAACTAATATATTATCCAATTCATCAATATGTCCATTTTCTTTAAACCAATATACTTTTTTACCATCATTTCCCTCTAGTGCTTTCAATTTATTTTTCTTTTTAGATGCATTATTATAAATAAACCAAATAAATGTATCCTCCATCCATTTTTCGTTGTGAAATACACTTACTAACCAAGGACAAACACAAAATAAATATTTCCATTTCTTTTTTAATTCTCCGCTTTTCATTTCATCTTCGAAAATTGCATCTATTTCAGAATAGGATATAGATAAAGATACTGCAGATTCAAATATAAATGAAATTATTTCATCACATCTCTTTTTTAATTTATTAAATTTTGCTATTTCATCATATATAATTTTTTTACTGGTAGCATCTAAATTTGGACGAAATTGTATTATATTATGGCATTCTACTATACATGTTTCACAATATTTAAGCTTATTTTTATATATCCATAATTTAATTATTAATATTAATCTATAATCTTCAATCATTTTAATCCATGAAAATACATTTGCATTATAGATAACTGGATAACGATTTCTAATTGCTTTCGGCACCTCAAATTGATTTGTTTCTTTAATATCTTTTATTTTTTCTTGAACATTCTCTATTTCTAGTTTTATATCATCTAATAATTTAGATACAAGCTTAGTTTCATGAGAATTCAACTCAATTCTTGCAAAATCCCCTTCTCTATCTATTGATTTTTTTCCATTTGATAAAAATGTTTCTATTTCTGCCTTTCTACAAATTTTTTGTTCATTATATTCTCTCTTCTTATCTTTTTTTTCATTTTTTTTAATTTCCAACTTTTTTTCCTTATCTTCTTTTTGCTTGATTAAAAATTCTGTATTCCCTTGTTCTTTACTTTCTTGGATTTCTTTCATTATATCTTTCAATTCTATATCTATTTTATCAATATCTTTGTCTATTTCTTCTTCCTGTTTTTTAAATGTTAATTTCATGTTCTCAATTTTTGTTTTAATATCATCAACATCATCATCATTCTTTTTCAAGACTTTTAATTTTGCTTCTAATAATTTTTTATCTTCTATTTGCGTTCTTGAAGCAAAATGAAAACTTGCTTCACTAAATAATAATACTCTTCCTGAAAAAAACATAATATGACTTTGTAATTTATCATATTGATGTGCAGATATTTTATGTGCTTCCGATGCTGCATCTAATTTTAAATAATTAATAACAGATAATAAAAAAGCACTAAAAGCTGTTATACAAGATATTATAAAAGGTGCGTTTGGAATCCTATTTTCTGCACCACTTATAACGGAAGCACTAGCTGATATAATGATTGTTGGGATCATTAAATAATTTAACCATGTTGATGTGTAATAGCTTGACTCTGTATAAATCATCTTTTGTGAATTTAAAAAACTAGAAATTATATCTAAATGAGTAGAACTCATGGACACTAAATTATTAGAAACCATATCTTTTCTAGCAGACTCAAAATCATATTTTTTTAAATTTCTTAATTTAATAGTTAATAATGAAATTAATTCTTCTTTTGTAATCTCTACACAATCTAAATTAGGCTTAATCTCTTCTGTTTCAGCGGAGTCACTACTACTTGTATCTGTTACATCTTTATTATTTTGACTTTTTTCAGTATTTTGCTGTTTTTCTTCATTAATATCATTTTGGGTTTTCAATATTCCACTAAATGATTTTTTTAATATACCAGTAAGTGTTTTACTGCTATTACTGTTTATTTGGTCTTTTTCTGAAGGCCTTTTATACATTGTTGATGAGAACTTAGGAGAATGATATACATTTTCATTAAGACTTCGTTTTGCATCATTAATAAAAATTGAATTTACTGTATTTACTGATTCTACTTCAGAATCGTAATCTGAAAATTCATTTCCTTCAATTGGAATTTCATCATAAATACCGTCCAATCTATCTTCTATGGACACTTTTACATTATTTTGACTCATATCTTTGATGTCTTTGATATTTTCTAACTCTACAAACTCATTTCCGGAACTATCTATATTTGTCATTAAAAAAAATATAGATATTTAAATCGGTATTTTTACTTAAAAAGTTTCATTATTTTCTTCAAGACACCTGTCTTTTTTGTCTTTCTTTTTGCTGTTTTAGCCTTCTTGGCTTTTTTAGCCTTCTTAGCCTTTTTCTTCATTGTTTTTTTCTTTTTTCCTCCTTCATATTTGTGTGCTTCTCCACCAACATGATTAGGCTTCTCTTCAGGAAGAGCCATTTTAGTCTCGTTCAACTCGCTAAAATTCATCTATATACTATAATTATATTTTATTGGTAATAATCAGATACTAATTTATTTATATGAACTATTTTTTCATATTTATTTGCTACTCTTACTGGAATCCATTTCTTAAATTTTCTATTAAAAACACATTCCATTGGGACTGATTTTTTTAAATCTACGAATTTATCAACATTTACATTTTCAAAATCTTCTTCATCTTCACTTTCTTCAATATAATCCAGATTTTCATTTTCTCTTATTTTTCTAAACAACCTATTCATAAATACACTTTTCTCATAATTTGGAATATATGCTATATTGTAATAAACACTACTACTATTTCTTCCGAACGCATATAACCTATAAATATCAAATTCAATGTCTGCAAATACCATAAACACAGCTGAATAATTATATTGTGTTCTTTTAAAATCACAAGTATATGTTCTATACACTTTCGTATTTTCTATTTTTTCTTTTGTTACATTTGCTGTTATTTTTTGATTTAATGGTATATTAATAAACGGAAGATATTCATTCAAAGAACGATACTGAATATGATGTATTTCATATTTTATTTTTTCAGAAATATCTTTTGTTATTTTATTTGTTATTTCACTTTGTTGATTTTTCCACATATTTGGTAAATAAAATTGTAATTCTTTTTTATTATATCTCAACTCGTTTGACTTTTCTACGATTTCTTTCAAAATATACAACTTTTCTTTAGAAAATAATTTCTTAAGATTTATACCTTGATAATAATATACATCCTCGCAAATAAACACATTGGTATCCTCTAACAATGTTCCATATATTACTGTTCCCAGCGAAAATTTATAATTACCACTATTACTTATACATGTTCCTTTTACTATTTCTTTTTGCTTACTTATTTCTAGTAAATAACATACATCTAAATTGCGATGAAATGTGTGCCATATAAAGTATTTTTTACCACTTGGTATAGCCATACACAAATCATAATTTATACAAACTTTCTTATGTTGAATCGTTTCATAGGAAAGTTCAAATTCAGGGAACTTTTTTAATGATTCACTTAGTTGATATGATGTCAAGTCCATAGTTACTAATATCTACTTCTTTTTATATATTTATTATTTATCAATTTTTAATGTCTCTATATATAAATGAACCTTACTCTTGTTTATAAATTAATAAAAAAAATTATATTTTACATTAAAATTATAAAAATGATTAAAATATTTTTCTTCGTTTGTTTGTTCCTTATCTTAGGTATTTTCTTGTTTTATTATTTGAAAAACAGAAAAGAAGGTATGAATGAACGACGCACAGCTATTATTATTGAACCAAGAGAACATAAAGCACTTCCTTTTGTTTTAAAAAACTTTTGTAAAAATTTAGATGATAATTGGGACATTGTTATTGTTCATGGAACTAATAATGAAATTTATATTAAAAATATTATTGCAAATGACATAAAAAATAATAATCATAACATTGAATTTGTTAATTTAGGCGTTAAGAATTTAACTATTGAAGAGTATAATGAATTATTAACAACACCTAGCTTTTATGATAATATTAAAACCGAAACTTTCCTTATTTTTCAAACAGATTCAATGATATGTGAGGATTATAAAGACAATATTAATGAATTTTTAGAATATGATTATGTAGGAGCACCTAATAAAGAATGGGTAGGAAATGGCGGTCTTTCATTAAGAAAAAAAAGTAAAATGTTAGATGTTATAAAAAATTTCAAAAGAAAAGATGGACAATATGAAGACCAATATTTTACTGAAAAAGAACATAATTTAAATATTCCAGATATAACAACAGCAAATAAGTTTTCTAATGAAGGAATTTATAGTGATGAAAGTTTTGGTGTGCATAAACCATGGTGGTATTTAAATGAAGAAGAAATAAATAAAAAAGAAAGAAAATGTAAAGGATTAAAGCAACTAATTGAATTAAATAAATAATAATATCATAATTATTTATAAATGAGTAATTCTGATATTAATAAATTCAAAGATAAAGAGTCAGATTTATATGAAGAATATAAACAACCTAATGCAGCTAATCAAGATATTTCATATAAAAAAAACAAACAACATCCTATTATTTTTGAGAATAAAAATTTTATAGATCTAGAACCCAATTTTTTTAGTAATTTATATTTAGAAGGTGTTCATTTTAAACAATGTGTCTTTGGTAAATTAGAATCAGAAAATACAATTTTTCACAAATGTAGTTTTGAAGATTGCAATTTTACAAGCAACGAAGTATTAATTCAAGATTCTACATTTCGTGAAGAATGTTTATTTACAAATGTGCATAATATAACCTTTCGTAATGTATTATTTGAAACAACTATATTTGGTGCATATATAACTTCATGTTCTTTTCATGACTGTAATTTTTTAAGTTGTAATTATGAAACTTTAAATGTAATTGAAGATTCAAATTTTCATGGCACAGCAATACAAGATTCATCGAAGCATTCATTTAAAGATATTGCATTTATTTTAACTTATCTTGATTTTTGTAATTTTGAAAATCTAATATTTATTGATACAAGATTTCTTGATTCATCGATTACACATTCTGATTTCAATTATGTTGTATTTCAAAGAACTGAAGAAGAAGATGAAGATGATGAAAAATCTATTATTAAAATAACAGATACCGATGAAAATAGATTACTAAATTACTCAAATAATAGATTTAATCGCTGTGATTTAAGGCATATTGATGTTAATCATGCTAATTTTGAAAAATCTGTATTTCAACATACTAAAATGCCTTTAGTTCTCAACTATTGTAACTTTCAAACTTGTATATTTGCACTTTCCATGTTTAGTGATGACCGACCAGTCCCTAGAGGCTTAAATTTTGATTATGAACAGACTAGTTTTTATCATGCTGTAAGTTTTATGGGTTCAGTTTTTCAAGGAGTATCATTTACAAGAAATGATATGTCAAGAGTAAATTTTAGAAATATTCGTTACGAAGGAACAATATTTTTTCACGATGGATTAATTGTTAAAGGATTATTTGGAGTTCCAGATGATTTAGTAACAAGAAATATAAAATTTGAAAATTATACGCTTATTGATTGTAAATTTGCAAATGAGATACGAAATCTAAGTTTTATAAATAGCGATATACGACATAATGTATTTTATAATAATACTGAGTTTAACCAAGAGAATTATAGAAGTATAAATAATATTCATTTAGATCGACGAACGCAAAGACCTTACGAAAATTATGTTATTAATGATGTGAATGTTCCAGAATTAGATTATGTAGATGATGAAGAAGAATACGGACTTCAGATTGAAGCTCAAAAACAAAGAGTTATAAATGTTATTGAGCGTGCAATTGATGTTGAATATGAAATTCCTGAAAGTAATTCTGTTCCTAATAATAATTTTTTTCCTCAAGAAAATGATGAAACTGTTAAAATTTTTGATATTATTGAAGGTGAAATCAATTTAGATGCAGGCTTTATAAATAATTTTGAAACCAAATACCCTAACCACAAAATAATAATTAAAAAACAAAAGAATAATTGGTATCCATATTTAATTGATATGGAAAAAATTACTACATTTCTTGAGGAGGTAACAAGTGAGAAAATAAATGAGGAAATAAATGAGGAAACAAATGAGGAAAGAATTGAATCTTATTATTTATCTTTATCTAATATTATTTTTATTTGTGATGATGAACAAAATGAAGAACCAAGTGAAGAAGAATTAGGTAAATATTTATCTCAAACTGCCTATATGAATATGAAATATTTTGGAATTCAAGGATTATTAATTCCATTAACAGATATATTTGCTTTAATTAATCCACAAAATAGAGAGAAACAAATATTTATAGTAGAAAATATTCAATTTGAAGAAGAAAAAAAAGGGTTGTTATCATTAGCTTATGCAGTTAGATATCTAGGTGCTGATTGCACAGATAAACAAGTTATTACTGCTGGAGAATTACAATATTTTCATAAGTGGAAAGAAATGCTTAGAACATTAACTACACCTATAAGTAGTCGTGCTCCATCTGCTACTTCACAAATATCTACTAATACTTCTTTTATCCCTATAACAAATGGGGATAATATAACTCCTGATATTATTAACTATGAAGGAGATGAAGAAGACAATGATGATGAAGAAGATGACGAAGATGAAAATGAAAATGATAACGGTGATGAAAGTGATGGAACTGAAGAAGAAATTGTGAATATTCTTAATAATAAAAGACCTGCAGAACAAGATTATGAACCAAGTAAAAAAAGAAAAACAGGTGGAAGAACAAAAAAAAGAATTAATAAACAAAAAAATAAAAAAACAAAGAAACAAAAAACAAAAAAATAATAATCTAAAATTTACATTATTATTTTTATAAATCCATAAACTCACTTAAGTCTTGTTCTAAATTTACTTTCATTTCATCTGTAAATTCTTCTTTTTTATTAACAGGATTATTTTTCATATCTTCTATCAGTTTATTGTACTTACTTATTTGTCCATTTACCATATCTTTCTTCTTTTTTGTGCTAAATTTATTGATTATATAATTCCATATACAATGAAAAATATATATTACTAAAATTGATACCAAAATATTGCTTACCAAATATCCAATGAGACCCATTATATCTTAATTAGAAAAACGATTTTGTAATTAAACTTACAAATAATAATTAAAAGAATATAAATAGAAATTGGCCTACATTTATTATGACTGAGGTAATTGTTGTTGAGAAAACTGGTAATTTAAAAAGTGTAAATGTGAAGAAATTTAAACAAGATGAATTTTATAAACTTGCTGGATTTAAAAATAATAATAAAGAAGATTTTAAATTTCAAACTAAATGGGAAACTGAAATAAATAAAAAGAAATATAATATTTCCGTTTATGGAAAGACTGATGGACGAGCTAATCAAGAAAACAAATATGATTTCCCCCCACCCATTGACAATACACTCTTTTTTGGAGGTGTCTTATTGATTAATAAAAAAGGTGACTCTTATGTTTCTCTTTCTTTAACTGAATGGAAAGCTGTTTATGAGAATCTATTTGGTGGATTTGAAGATCTAAATAGTGATGACGATGATGAAGAAGAAGACGAAGATGAAGATGAAGACCTTGACAAAACTGCAACTGGATACGCTAAAGATGGATTTGTTGTAGAAGATGAGGAAGACGAAGATGAAGATGAAGATGACGATGACGAAGATGAAGATGAAGAGGAAATTGAGGATTATGATGATGAACTAGAAGATGAAATTGATGAAGACGATGATATTATTGAAGAAAAACCTAAAAAAGAAAAAGGAGTGCGAAGGTCATCAAGGCTAAAAAATAAATCTACGGAAAATATTTTTACATTTAATGATGATGAAATGGATGAATTTGATTGTACTAGTGAATTAAAAGAAGAGGAATATTTTGTATAAAAAATTGATTTAAATATAAAAATGTGTTATATGTAAATCATGTATAAGATTAATAACCCTGACACATTCAGAAAAAATATTAGAAAAAAACTAACTGAGTTTGAGTTAGATGAAAAAGTTGCAGGAAACCTAGAGATTGGTATTTTTAATTTTGCAATTAAAGAATCTACAAAAAATAAAATTATTAAAAAATGGGAAAATCCTCTATTTGTTCAAATTTATAGAGACCGATTTTATTCTATTTATACTAATATTAAAAAAACAGATTTGATACAAAGAATTCGTTCTAATGAGATTACACCACAAGCTGTTGCTTTTATGGACCACCAAGAAATGAATCCAGCCCATTGGAAAACATTAATTGACAAAAAGATGAAAAGAGATACTCATCTTCTAGATAAAAAAGTCCAAGCATCTACAGATATGTTCACATGTCGTAAATGTAAATCCAAGAATTGTACTTTTTATGAATTACAGACTAGAAGTGCGGATGAACCTGCTACTATTTTCGTTACATGCCTAGACTGTGGAAAAAACTGGAGATCTTAATATATAAAAAACATAAAATAAAACAGGTTACCAAGAAATAATGAAGCTGTTCTTTAAATAAATGGATTGAATTGTAAGGTCTAAATTCATCAGGGTCTAAATGTATTTCTTTACGCATAAATATTTCAAACATAAAATTGCATAGATTTTTATTTAATACTTTTACTTTTTTAATTGGACTCCTGCACATAAAGCATTTTAATTCACTATTAGTATTTGATAATTTAAAAAAACAATTAAAACATGTCTCATGAAAACAATCAAATAATATTCTATTTTCTTTAAACTTTTCATAACATAACGGACATTCCTGTAAATTATATTTTATATCTTTTTCTTTTATTCCGAATACTTTAAAAACTCCATTTGCTATATTTCTTTCTTCCATATGATTAAAATATGATAATAAATTTATTGACTTATTTATTATCATAAAAACTGGAATATATTAAATAAAGGAATAGAATTGGTATTATATATCTAAATGCTCTATTTCTCCTTTCAACATAATTTACGCCATCATCTACTGAATAATCTCCGTTATGTATATTTTGAAATTCTTCTAATACACAATTCAATATAAACATATTCTCTTTTGATAAATGTATTGCATTTATTTTTTGTCTACACATAAAACATTGTAGTTGTGATTCTTTTCTTTTTAATACATAAAAAAAATATGTTTTAAAACAATCAAAACAACATTCATGACCACAACTCAAACATACTTTATTTATTATATCGGCCTCATAACATATTGGACATTCATCCAATTCTATTGTATCTATCAATTTTAATTCATTCATTTTTATATTCATTAATAATTTCACCGTAATTATATTAATACAATATTTCTAAATCTTCTACTTTCCAATATTCACAAGCTCCATTTGTTATTGGCCTTTTAATTATAAATGGCAATTTCTTTTCGTTTAACTCTTTTTCTGCAATCAAATATCCATCTAATATGGAAGGATCCACATTCACAAACGGCTTTCCACCTGCATTTAATTGCTTTGCTCTTTCTCCTAATATTCTTGCCTTCTCATACTTTGTTAAAAATGGTACTGTTTTATGAAAAGGATCCACTATCATATTTTCTTCATTTCTTACCACCTTACTTAAAGTATCTATTTCTTCTGTCTTATGTTGCAATAGTTCTGGATGATGACTGCTTACTATATCTGTTTGCATTGAACTATCTATCTTTTGTAAATAATCTTCTTCTAAATCTGAATCATCATCTTCTTCATCATACATATCGCCTAACATTTCATCTTCAAATCTTTTTATTTGCTCATCATCATCATCTTCAACTGCTTCCTCTACATCTTCCACCTCTTCCTCTACATCTTCTACCTCTTCCTCTACATCTTCATCATTTCCTTCTATATCTGATTCTACATCAGAGTCTCCTACATTGATTTCGTCTTCAGACAAATCTATTTCATCATTATTAACCACACCTTCATCCTTCTCGTCTAGTTCTAAAGTTATATTTTGCTTACTCATTTAAATATATATATATTAATATTTATATACTTATAAATCAATTTTTTAAATTGTATTCTCATTTGTCTTCCATGTAAAATCACAACTATTGCATAAATACACATATTTCAAATCTTTATCATTTACACGAATATAAATTATTTCCGGATTCTTATCATCACTGTCTTGTTCATTTGTTTTGCATTCTTCATTCGGACACTTCAAGTTATATAATCTTGGTAAAGTTGGATCTAATTTTGTGTACTCATTTATCACTTGGTTACCGCCTATATTCTCTTGCTTATTTTCCTTAATTATACTAATCCCTTCATTATTAACTAAAGTATCAACATTTTTACAAAACCGACAATAAAACTCCAAGTTATTGGAATTTTTTTCACTAATCTTAATGTAGTACATATTATCGCATTCCGAACAAAACTTCATATTATATATTAACTAAACACTTTTTTATACTGTTTATGCTTTTAATTTTATAATCAATTTTTTATAATAAGCAAAAAATTGATTAACTATAAATATATTAAATATAGCACTATAGTATACTCAATGCCTCCTAAGAAGGTTATATCCACTCCTATTAATACAAATTCTCTTAAACCCAGTAATGCTGGTAATTTAAAAGACTTTTTAGCAAATTTTGTTTATGATAAAAATATTCACCATAATGGATATACTAACACCAGAATTGGAGATAGAAAACTAAAAATATATGGCGGCACATGGAATATACCTGATGATAAATATAATGAATTTTTAAATCTATACTATAATGAAGTCATTCTTAAAAAGAAAAAAGAATATTATACAGAGAAACAATTCCCTGACGAAGGTCCCATTGCTATTGACCTTGATTTTAGACATGACTTATCCGTTGATGAAAGACAATACGATATTAATCATATTATTAACTTTATTGACACCTATATTGGTAAGATTGAACAATTGCATCATCTTCATGACGAAGATGTATCTATTCCTATTTATGTATTTGAAAAACCAAAAGTTAATCAAGTTAAGGAAAAAAATGTTACCAAAGATGGTATTCATATTATTATTGGAATGAATTGTAACTGCCTTGTTAAGCAAATTTTGAGAAATACAATGTTAGAAGAAATGAGCTCGGTTTTTCATGATATTCCAATGATTGATGACTGGTCCTGGGATAGTGTTTTTGATGAAGGCGTCTCTAATGGAACCACTGGTTGGCAACTTTTCGGTTCCAGAAAACCAGGCAACGATAAATACGAATTGACTCATATCTTTAATTTGACTGTTGATGTTGAAAATAAAGAATTTATTCGCTCTGAAATACCTATTCAAGATTTTAACATTAAAGATAATCTTGATAAACTTAGTGTTCGTTATCATGACCATGATTCTCTTCTAATAAATGAAACTTGTGCTACTCTTTATAAAGATTTGCAGGCCAAAAAACATAAGAAAACTACAGATATACAAATTATTCAAAGTGCAAATAATATGGTATCTGATTTCTCTTTTGAAAGTATCATTAATAATTGCAATTCAAAAGAATCTATTGAAAAATTATTTTCCGAGTTTTTGCAAAATACCTCTTCCAATACAAACGATTATGAGGTATATAATATTGCTAGATATGTCAATATTTTACCTAAAAACTTTTATGGTATGGGTTCTTATGAAAAATGGATTAGGGTTTGTTGGGCATTAAAACACGCTTCTATTGAATTTGGAAATCCATTTAAATTATTTATTGTATGGCTTTATTTCAGTTCTAAATCTGACACTTTTGATATTTCTAATGGTGTTCAAGAATGCCTTTCTAAATGGAATGATGCTAATATGCTTAATAATGGTGACCTTTATAAAGGTTATACACGCATGTCTATTTATCATTGGGCTAAGCAATATGCTAGAGAAGAATATAATGAAATCGTCAGAACAAATGTTGATACTTTTATTGAAGATACATTAACATCTGTGGATGGTGAGGAAGACTGTAGCTTAGCTAATGTTATGCATGTTTATTATAATAATGAATTTATATGCACTAATACAAAAACTAATTTCTGGTATGTTTGGGATAAACACTTCTGGAAAGAAGATGATGGAGGAAATGAAATTAGATCTAAGATTACTACTGAACTCAAACCCATGTATTTTAAAAAATCTTTAAACTTATTCCCTGGTAATGGTTCCGGAGAACTTATTATTAATGAAATTGATGATGAAGATGAAAAAAGAAAAGCAAAAGGTAAAATGTCTCGTTGCACCAAAATCCTACAAAAATGTTCAAATAGTAGCAATAAATCTAGAATACATCGTGAGCTTGCAGAACAGTTCCGTGATAAAGATGGTATGTTTATGTCTAATGTTGATAATAACCCTTATTTATTCTGTTGCAAAAATGGAGTTATTGATTTTAAAGAAAAAATATTCAGAGATGGACGACCTGATGATTACATTACTAAATTTTCAAATATTGAATATCACCCGCTTACCAGTGAAAACGACCACATTGTCAAAGAAATTCATGAATTTATGAATAAACTCTTCCCCATTCCTGAATTATGTAAATATATGTGGGAACATCTTGCATCTACACTTATTGGAATTACTCCTGACCAAACTTTTAATATTTATATTGGAGAAGGTCAAAATGGTAAGTCTGTTTTACTTAAACTTATGCAACTTGTTCATGGAAATTATAAGAAAGATATTTCTACTACGGTCATTACTGATAAAAAGATGAAGATGGGTGCTGCGTCCCCTGAATATGCTCAATTACCTGGTATTCGTTATTTATGTATGACAGAGTCATCTGAAACTGAAGAAATTAATGAAGGTATTATGAAATGGCTTACTGGCGGTGACCAACTTTCCGCTCGTGGTCTATATGAGAAGAAGCTCATTCATTTTACACCTCAATTTAAAATGATACTTGCATGTAATAGCTTACCTCATATTAAAGCTACTGACCATGGAACATGGAGAAGAATTAAAGCTGTTCCTTTCTTATCTCTATTTACACATAATCCTGTTCAGAATGATAAAAAGAAGCCTTACCAATTTAAAATTGACACTACTATTGAAGATAAATTTGAAGTATGGGCTCCTGTCTTCTTAGCAATGCTTACTGAAATTGCCTTTAAAACTCAAGGTTCCGTTGGTCCTTGTAAAATTGTAGATGATGCCTGTAGAAAATATAAGAATGATAGTGATGTTATTGCTAAGTTCATTGAAGAAAAGATTGTAGCTAATCCTGAAGCACGCTTGAATAAGACTCAGCTCAATCAAGAATTCAATATTTGGTATGAAGATAATAACGATTCACATGATAGACGAAAGAAACCTACCGCAAAGAAACTTACTGATGCTGTAATTAAACAATATGGAGAACCTACTGGAAATACTTGGGAAGGTATTGAAATTATTGAAGATAATCTAAATATGGACTTCCAAAATGAATTAGTTTCTACTGTTACTGCTGACGAGCTATAAACTTATTGTAAATAATATATTTTTTATAAAATAAATTATTAAATCTCTTTTGGATTTCCAGAAAAATATACTGATTCTAAGCTATCTGTATTTTCCATTAATATTTTTGTTATTTCCTCTTTCATTTCCTGCATATTTTTTAATTCCACAAGACTATTGTTATACCAAAACTTATATACACCCACTTCGTCTGCTACATCTACTTTTGATATAATTAAATTTGTTGTTCCTGATATTATAACTGTTTTTATCAATTTATCTACATTTAAATAATTCACTAATCGTTTTCTTCCTGTTGTTGTTCCATATTCTTTACCAACTGTACACAATTTATCCAATTCTACATTATCTAATAAACTTTCCGGAAATTCTGGATCATAACCCACACGAGTATCATATATCTTTGCTGCACCGTATATTTTATTGATTTTTTTAGGAGAAAATCCCAAACTACAAGCTCCATACGGTAGCGTATTACTACTTGTTACATAAGGATAATTTCCATAATCTATATCTAACCAAAACCCTTGGGCTCCTTCACATAAAATATTTCCGTATAAATTTCCATCCCATAAAAGTCCTCTTAACCATTCTGCATGTAACGAACACGCTTTATCCAATTTGTTTAGATAATCTATCAATCTTGTCCCTGTTCGTTGATATTTATCTCTATAACAAGGTCCAATACCATTTTTTGTTGTTCCTAACTTCTTACTGAACTTATTGCTATCTTCTTCTATATGTTCTTCATAAACTACATGTGCATTTGGAGATATTTTTATTAATGATGTATCAAACTTATTTTCATTTAAATAATTTATCTCTTGTATAAAAGAATTAATATTAACTACACACCCTGGACCTATTATTGATTTTATTCCATAAAATATTCCTGATGGTATTAGATGTGTTGAATATGATTTGTCATCTACATATACTGTGTGTCCTGCATTATTACCTCCAGACCATCTACAAACAAAATCATATTTACCTGTTTTGCTTAGCTGAGATACTATTTTTCCTTTTCCTTCATCTCCCCAAGCTAATCCTACACAAATATCTACTGATTTAATATTCATTTACTATTTACTAATAGTAATATTTATATTAATATTAGTTTAAATTAGTTATTTTCACTTTCTTTATCTTTCTCCATTTTATCGTCATTAGTATTATTATTGACGTTTAAAGACATCTTGTCAGTCATCTTTTCTAGTATTCTGTTATTTTCTTTTTGTTGTTCTAACATTTGTGTCATTGCTGATATTAATCTTCGCTTTTATGAATAGGCATTATATAATAATTATATATTTTATATAAAAAACATAATTTAGGTTATTTTTATAATAACTATTTAGGAAAACATTTTTAATGTTAAAAAAATAAAAAATGTAATTCATATAAAGATCTAATATTTATATAACTTATAATATGTTAAATAAAAAAACTTATTCTTGTGGCATTTGTAAAACTACACCTGACCAAATTTCACATCATAAATCACATATTGAAACACAAAAACATAAAGATAAGCGTGAATTATTTGAATTTAAACTATCTAAATTAACCAATCAAGAATTAGAAGAAACATATAAAACCCATAATGTTGATGATATCATAAGAGAAATTGAAACAATAATATATACTCCAATTGATAAAACTAATTTATTAACTAATAATAAAAAATTGAAATTAGATATAATTAATAATACAAGTAATATAAGTGGAGAAATGAATGCTCTAAAGAATGAAATGATAGAACAAACTAATAGTGTTTCAAACAAAGAAGCGTTAAAAGATAAAATACACGAAATACATAATTATCTTAGAAATAATGGTGCTGGTTATGGTATGAACGCATTAAAAGTATTTAATATAATTTATGGATTAAAAAAAATAGAAGAAAATGGATTACTTGATAAAGTAAGTTTAAAAAAACCTGATTGTGAATTTTCGCATTTGTTAAATTTAGCAAATGAAAATAAAGATGAGCAATTGGCGGATTTAATTTTTGGCGATGTTTTGCAATCAATTTGTGATAGTGAATTGAAAGAGCTTCTATTTTATGAAATACCACAAAATATTAGAGGTTCTGTATTTGTTTATCTTATAAGAGAAATTGATAAAATTAGTATTATTGAAAAAACTTGTAATGTGTTATTATCAGGTAAAATTTATGAATACTTTATTGGTCGTGATGAGAGTGCTATTAGTGAATTAGGTGCTTATTTTACAGATAGACATATTACAAAATATATCTTAAAAAAAGCAAATCCAAAAATGAATAAAGATGGAACAATACCATCTATGATTGATATGTTTGGAGGTTCGGGCGGTTTTACAACTGAATATATAAATTATTTAAATGAAGAAAATCCGCAATTAATAAACTGGACTACTGAAATAAATAAAATTTATCATTATGATATTAACGAAGATGTCATAAAGTCTGCTGGTTTGGAATTCTTCTGTTTAACTGGTGTATTGCCTAATATGAATAATTTAAAATATAAAAATTCATTTACAGATGAATTTAATGGATTAAAGTTTAAATATCCATTAACAAATCCACCATATGGTGGAGATAAGAATTCTAAAACAGAAGCCCAAAGCAAAAGAGATAAAGTGAAAGAATATATTAAAAATGAACTTATTAATGCTACAGATGAAGGTTTGAGAATAAGAAGACAAAAACAATTGAAGAAAATAGAAGCACAAGAAAAACAAGAAAAAAAAGAACAAAATAAAACGAAGGTTTGTGTTAATTCGTGTAGTGCTAGAATTCAAAAATTTGCAAAAAATAATAATTTAAAAGGCAATGATAAAGAAAGTTGTTCTCTTATGTTATTGATGGACATTTTAGAAGTTGGTGGAACAGCCGTTGGTGTTTTAAAAGAGGGAGTAGTCTTTAACAAAACATATAAAGATTTAAGAAAATGTTTAATTGAAAATTATAATGTTAGAGAAATAATTACTGTTCCTCAAGACCAATTTGAAAACACATCAACTAAAACTGCCATTATTATATTTGATAATACTGAAGAAAAAACGAGCGAAGTAAAATTTAGTGATTTAGTGGTGAAGAAATATGAAGAAGATAAATTTGCTGAAATATTTGGTGATATTGTTATTGTTGAGAGTAAAGGAGATATTAAAGGAGTTACTGAAATTCTTATTTCAAAAGCAAGTAAAGAAAAAATATTAAGCAATCAAAAATATTCTTTACTTAATAAAGATTATAAAATACATACAATTTTATGTTCAAAAGAATATAAATTGTTTGATTTAGATGAACTATGTGAAATAAAACTAGGCACTAGAATAACAAAAAAAGATAATCTAACAGGTGATATACCAGTTTATGGGGGTGGTGATGTTTCATTTTATACAAATAAAAACAATAGAAATAAAGAAACTCTAATAGTTTCAAGATATGCAATGTCCAAAGAATGTGTTAGGTTAGTTGATAGTGAATTTTATTTAAATGATAGTGGTTTAAGCATACATAGTAAAAATCCTAATTTACAAAAATATATTAATTATTTCCTATTAAGTGATATGTGTCAAGAACATATATATAAAAATTGCACTTCTGGTAGCATTCAAAGAAATATAAATATGGATTTATTCTATAAATTAAAAATTCCAATTCCAATTAATCAAGACAAAATACAAGAATGGATAAACAAAATATCAAAACCATATAATGAGAAAAATGAAAAGTTATACAAACAATATATTCAAGAATTAATCCAAGAAGCTATTCCAAAGAAGAAAGAGGTTGTTAAAAAAACGAAACTAATTAAAGAAGAATAATTATCTTCTTCTATTTCTGTTAAATTGTAATTCGCTTGGAATATTTGTAAAATCTTTATAAAAGTCTGCTGGTTCTTTTGGCAAAATATCATATTTTTCACAATAAATATAATAATCATCCAATGATTTTATTTCTTTGCAGAAATTTATCCACTCTTGTTTAGATTGAATAAATTTTTTTGTATCAACACCCATAAAATCGTACCAATTATTCCACACTCCTTTTGATTTAAAATATTCTTCAGGAGAAGCTATAAAATTACTATGAATGTCTTGTTGTTGAATATAATCCTTTTTAGATTTTATATTCAAACTTGAATTAATAGAGCGAACATAGTTATATTCATCTTGTTCTTCTGTAAATTTAGAACCCAATGCTTTACTATATCTTAATCTCAATTTAATTTTATTCAATTCACTCATATTTTCTTCAAATATATAATCATCACAATAAATTCTCCTTTCTTCTTTTTTTGTATTTTCTTTTTTTTCTTTTTTCCCAACTGAAACAAATATTTTTTGTTCTATATTTTCATCAACATTCCTCATTTGTGAAACAATGGTTCTAACTTTTTCGTATGATTTATCTTCACTTTCCCAATCATCCGTATCAATATATGGTATAATAACATATGCTTTTTTATTAGGATTTTCAAAATCTAATCGGTTAGGTCTTAATAAATATTGAACTATTCTAGTTTCGCTCTGCATATTTCCAGCAATACATACTCCATTTAGTTTGGGTAAATCAAAACCTTCGCCGAAAATATATACACACGAAATAATACCATGAGGTGTATTTTTAAATTTATTTACTTCACTATCTAAATCATTACAATTTTTACTATGAAGAGAATTATTATAAATTTTTTCTTTTTGAATTGATAAAACATTTAATGATAAAATTTCATTTATATATTTTTTAGATAGTTCCGCATCTTCTGTTGTATTAGTATATAATAATAAATGTGTTAAACCTTTATACTTTTCAAAAGATTTTAAACACATATAACACGATATAAATATTTCTTTATTGATTATATTTAATCTTAAGTTAGTTATAATTTTATCAACTTCGTCTTCTGTATTTTTCAAAACTAAAATATTATAATCTGTTATTTTTTTATTTTCTATTGCCCAATGAACTGATTTAACATCAATATATTTTCCAAAAATAGTTTCATCTTCCATAGAATATATTTCTTTATTTGTTGGTGTTTCAATAGTTTTCTCTGTTGCAGTCATAAATAATGTTTTTGAAGAAATTATCTTATGGAATAAACGAAATCCTCTATTTTCTTCTCTTTCAATGCCTACCAAGTGGTGTGCTTCATCGCCAATTTTAATTTCAAATGCAATATTTTTATCAACTAATAAATGACACGAATGATATGTTGAAATCACAAATTTAGGTTGAGAGTTAATATTATTATTAAGAAATTTTATAATTTGAGTTTTATCTGTAGATGATTTAATACCATCTGTTTCATCACCTCCAACAAACAATATGTTGGTTTTATTTGGAAATATTTTTAAAATTTCATTTTTAATTTGTTTTTGTAAATTATTACTAGGAACACCTATTACAACTGATTTAAATTCTAATAATTTCACAATTAAAATGCTTAATAAAGCTTTTCCAAGACCACACGCCCAAACAATTTTTCCAGTATTATATAAATTAAAGAACCCTTCAATAATTTCTAATATATATTGCTGATTATTGTTTGGTTCAATAATATATGATAATTCATTCACTATATTATTAGTATCACTGATTGAGTTTTTTTTACTTCGTTTAATTTTATAGTTTTGAATGATATTTTTTATTTTTAATTGATTAAATGATTTTTTAACCTTATCAACATTTGGAATATTTCTAACTCTTTCACATCTATTCATTAGATTTATTTCTTCTTTAGTCAAAATTTTATATGGTATATTTATATTTTTAAAATAAGGTTCAATTAAATCAATGATACATCTATCGTAAAATTCAGTTCCGCCACCTTTATAAATATGGAACGATTTAAAGTAATGTTTTAAACATTTATCAATAAATTTCATCTTATCTAATGTTATTTCTATAACACATATATATTCTCCTCTTTCAACTTCACCAGTAATATATGTACTACTTCTATCTTTCGCAAATGTTGCTATTCCCATTTTTATAACATTTTCCCTTTTATACCAAGCATTATCTCTAAGATAAATAGTTCCTTTTAATTGGTTCATTGTAATAAAGTTATGTATTATATTAATATGAAATTATAATCAATTTTTTATTATATTCAGGAAATAATATAAAAAATTTAAGAAATTCGGCGTTTTAAATGTGCAAAGGTGTAAATAGTTTCTTCTTGTTTTTTTGAGTTTTTTAGGATTTCCATTATTTCCAATTTATTTCCATTCTCCCAAATTATGGAAATCAAAAAATCCCAATTAATTATGTTCACTTTCTTTATCTATTGTTACTTCTTTTAAAACATTTTTTATTATTTCATCTTCATTCTTTTTCTCATCTCCATCTCCTCCTAATGCATTATAATAATAGGTCATATAATGTTGATAATCATCACAGTTTTTAGTGTCATCATAATCCATTGTTTCATTCATAACAGCAGCCATGTTTTCATTTTTCTTTGCTACTTTATTCACTGCATTCCTCAAATTCATTTTATCTTGATCTTTCTCCCATTTATCATGGTTTTTTACATATAATACTTGTCGTTTTAAATCCGTGCAATGCACTGGACGATTATGTGTTTCCAAACCTTTTATTTTATTTACTACTATATCTGATATACCCTTTACGAAACCTTTTTCGCCTGTATTTACATAATCTTCCAATGTTAATTCTATAGAATCTATAAAATCTTCTAATGACATTGCATCTTTACAAGTATCATTCAAAAATACATTCAAGTTAAAATTATTGTTAATCACAGTAGGCTGATTAATAACTGTTTTCTGTTTAATATCTATAAGTTTTTGTTGTTCATCAATTAACTCTTTCTGTAACTTTATAATATTATCTTTATCCTTTTCATTTTGTAACTTCATCATCGTGTTATCATTGTTATCGAAACAATTATTTTTATGCCTCCACAATGACATTCTATTATTAAATTCTTTATTACATATTTCACAAATAATTTTTGGGATATTTTTTGTAACATTTTGTAACATTTTTATATGCTTAGCTGTTAAACAATGTTTATCATACCCGTATTTAGTAGTGCATTTTACATCACAAAATTCACAATAATATTTTTGGAACATTTTTTCCTCCAAATTTGTAACATTTTGTAACATTTCATTATTTTTATGTTTTGCTGTGGATAAATGTTTATCAAATATACTTTTTTTGCTGCATGTATAGTTACATAAACTACAATTAAATTCTTTTTTATTTTTGGAACATTTTTTTTCAACCATTTTTTCAACAAAATCTATATTATGTTGAGAAAAAATGTTCCTAAATCATTTTTTCACGAATTATTTGAGATTTTTCAAAAAAAAGTTGTGCAGTCATATAAAAATAAATATATACTTTTAAAAGCATAATGGTCATAAATCCTATTTTCCCAAAAATGTGAAAAAAAATGATAAAAAACTAATTTTAAAAATCCTGATATGGACAAAAATAAATGTCCAAATCAGAAAATCATATGTACTTTTTTTCTTGGTTTTTTTGATTTTTTTAATTTGTTACTTATAATTCAGTATCTGTAACTACTTCTCCCATTGTGAAACCATAGAAGTATTTGTAAATAATATATATGAATTTTTCAATGTAAAAAATATAAAATGGGAATAAAATAATTAATAAAGTAAGTATTACTTTTGAATATATACTTGATTTTTTCATAATAATTATATAAATAGCTAGAAGAGCAAATAAGTAAAATGCTAATAATAGAAAATTTCTTACAACTTGATAGTCAACGCTTTTTTCGTTAAAGAACGACGCTTTTCTTTTATAGAAACTGTCTTTCATTTATATTTAAAGGATATTATAATCTTAAATATAAATATTATACTTTTGCATAATCTTCAAATTCATTGGGTTTATTAGAAGGAGTGGGTTTTACTTTATTTTTCATTTTCATGTTAGCAAAAGAGTCTTGACTATTGACACATAGATTTAATGCAGCATCATAGACGGGTTGTCCAGCTTCAGTTCCAGGACAGCATGCTGAACCTTCGCATAAACTACTGGCTTCTTGTAATCTGGCTTGATGTTTTTGTTGAACTTCTTCAGGCGTATCTACATTAGGGTGTTCAAAAACAAACTTATCATAATATAAACGGTCTCTAGAAAGCATATCAACAAAAATAGTAAAAATATAAATAATTCCAATAGCAACTAATACAAAATTAAGGATATCAAATAAGAACGAAGGTATAATAGTAACAGTATCTGACAATATTTTTAAGAAAGTATAAGCACATAAGACAATAACAAAAACCAGAACCATTTGAGTAATATGTTCTCCTCTTTTGCGTGTAGTTCTATTTAAAACTCTTAATCTGTCTTTTCCATCAATTTCTTGATCAATGATTTCTTTTTTTTGGAGTAATCTCTCATTTTCTGTAGTTACAATTTCATTAACTTTTTCTTGTAAAGCAGTATTATCTAAATCACTCATTTATATATTAAATATATATTAAATATATAAAATTTATTTGTTGAAGACATGAAAAATAAAAACAGTACTAGCAGCGAGAATACCGAGAGTATATACAAGATATTCATTTATAACAAGTTCTTTTTCATCTTTAATACTTATATCTTGTGCATTAGGTTTTCTAAGAGCCAAATCTTCTGAATATAAATAAACATAATTAGAATTAAGTTCAGTTTTATTAGTTTCATAATCTTGAACAACTTCTTCCAATGTGTCCATAGGTTCTTGAATTATAATATTTTTTGAATAAGGTTGATATGACATTATATAAAATATAAATATTATAATTCTAGTAAAAGATAGTATAAAACAGCAGCACTGACTGAATAGATAATTATGTCTCTAACTTTATACATATTTGCAATTTTTTCTCTTTCATAAGACTCGGATTGAACAGTCTTGTATAATTCTTTCATTTTTTTATCAAGTTCTTCTCTCATTTCTTTATTTTCTCTTCCTTTATTTAAAATTTCTTCAGTGGAGGTATCAAAACTTTCGTAAAATTTTTTAGCGTTTTCATCTAAATTCTTTTTGTTTTGACTGTCTAAATATTTTTTATACTGATTTTTAAAAGTATTTATGTTGTGTTCATCTTTTTTTTTCATATCAGAGAACCCTTCAATTCTCAAGTAGCCTTTTTTATCAGGTGTATTTTCAGCTTTTGCATAAAATACTTCAGGATTATTTTGACAACCGCAGCTCATATAAATAGTTATATTTATATTAGATTAAAATTATTCGTCGTTGTAATAAAAAATACTAATAAAAGAGAGAAATACAAATCTTAAAATAGAATAAATAGATGTTTGGAAAGGATAAATGATATATGGATACAAGAATAATAATACAAGAATAATATAAGATTTCCAAGTTCTATTTTTAGATTCTCTATTAATAAACTGATAAACAACAACAACCATTAAGAAATAAAAAAAGAGAAATAAAGCAGTATTAATGAGTTGAACATTTTTACCTTCTCTAGAAATATATAACACTTTAGCTTTGTATTTATCCATTTAATATATACAAAGAAACTATTTTTTAATAATGATGAAAAGTAATATGCCAATTCCAACAATTAGATTAGCAGTTTCAATGAATTCTCTATTATAAAAACTTTTTTTATCTTCATAGTTTCTTTCGGAAACTTCATTTTCTTCTTCAACTTGACTAATCATGATATACATATTTATTATATTTTATTTTCTAAATATGAGTTAAACACATACACGATAATAGTTGGCTTCAACACTAGTAACACTATTTCGTGTTAGATGACACACTTGGCCAGGTCTAATACACATAGCTAGAGATTGAGGGTCAAATCTAGAAATTTCGGGTAATTGAGATAAATCTTTAATATTGTATGTATCCTTTAATTTTTCAAGTTCTTCTGGTGTTAGAACTCTACATTGAGGAACAAGTTCATGTTTTAATATATTGAATTGCAATCTCTTAATGTTATGAATAACTACAAAAATTCCATCTTTATCAAATAAATACTTAATTTTGTTAATAATAGTATCATTAGGTTGTTCATCGGTAATAATAACTAAAGTGTCATTTTTGGTTAAAATATTTTCAATTTCAAACAAATCTTCAATAATTTGGTCTAAAGTATTTGGTTTAATTTGCTTACTATCAAGATAGTATTTTACATAAACCTTCGTGTTGTTACTTTTATGATTGAATTGTAAATCAAGTTGTTTTTTTTGATACATAGCATCAATCTCAGCAATATTGAATTCTTCGTATTGACTCACATCAAAATCTTGAGCACTTAACAATTCAAAGATTGTTTGACGAGATTTATACAGCTTTAAGATTCTATTATTTGAACTGGACATTTATATAATATAGTATGATACCTTTTTATATAAATTATCAATTTTTTATTCTACTTTCTTAATAACTAATTTATCAAAATTAGTATTGGTAGGAGTAGCAGGAGGTTCAATTAATTGAGAACTTCCACCATCATTTGTTTTAATATAATCATTTATGTCTGGTATTTTTGAGGTGGTTGATGTGCTGTTATTTACAGTGTATTCATTTGCACCTCCTGAAATCTCTTCGTGTGCTTCGCCACCTGTAGAAAAGTCATTACCTCCATTCATAATTTTAAAAACAGGTTGGAAGTTAATTGTTGGAGGATTTCCATTATTAGGGTTGCCGCCATATTGACTATTCTCGTCTAATCCAGCTGTAGGTTTTACTGTGTCTGCAAAAGGAGAAGTATGAATAAAATCATTTAATTTTTGTATATCGTTTCCAGTAACAACCTTAATAGTATCAGCGGTGTCTAAACCTTCAACATCTTGTGTTTCAATATGGATAAAAGGCTCATTGATTTTGGTAATACTCCATTGTCTATTTCTTTTGGAATCAGATAAAAAGACAACAAGTTCTCCGATATCAAATTTTCTACTGGCTTCGTTTAAGCTTAGATTAGAAGGAGGCGTGTCAGTGGGAGGAGGAGGTATTTCTTCACCAGGACTCAATGAATCAATAGCATATCCTTTTGGAGCATTATCGGGAGGAGTGTCTAATGGACTATGTGGTGAAAATAATGGTTTTTCTTCTAGAGAGCCGGTTGATTGGATGCTCTTTTTACTATCAGGAGTTATAGGGTGATAAGATTCACTGTCTGCTGGACTGACAGCACTATTTAAAGCAGCTGTAACATCAACAATATTTTCAGGTTCTTCCTTAGTTTCTTCTTTAGATTCAACCTCTTCTATAATAGGATCTTTCAATGGATTCTTCAATGCTTCATTTATATCTTGAATAATTTCCTTAGAAGTCTTTTTAGATTTCAAAAGTGTTTCAATATTTACAGAATTGGTCATATTTTCAATTTGTTCAATATTTTCATCTGTAATAATTCTCATTTGTACATTAATGGCCATAAGTTCTTGCATAAGTAATTTGAAAGAATAAGGAACACTTAATATACTGAAAGAACGACCATATTTGGTAACATTTTGTAAGTTCAAGTTATTATCAACACTATTAAGGAATTTAATAGGTCCATCAATTAATGGGCTCATAAATATATTTTTATTAGGATTATAAAGACACATAAGACCAGTAGCATTACAAACAGCAATATGATATTTATCAGATCTTTCATTCATTGATTCTCTTAAAAATTCAGATGCTCCATGACCAACAAGTCCATCGCGTTCCATCTCTCCGATTCTTAAACCTCCATCATTTGCTCTACCACTAACAGGTTGTTTTGTTAAAGTGGTTTTAGGTCCAGATGAGCGATAATTAATTTTATCTTTAACCATATGTTTAAGTCTCATATAGTAATTAGGACCTATGAAAACATCAGATTCAAGTTGTTGTCCAGTCATACCATTATATAATATTTCATTGCCACTGGAATGATATCCAAGTTCTGTTAATAATTTACCATATACACCAATCTTAGAACCATCATTAACAAAAGCAGTGCAATCACCAAAACAACCAAGTTGAACACTAGCTTTTCCGACTAAACATTCAACTAATTGTCCAATAGTCATTCTAGTAGGAATAGCATGTGGATTAATAATAAGGTCGGGTTTTAATCCATCTTTTGTAAAAGGCATATCAGCTTCAGGAATAATCATACCAATGGTTCCCTTTTGTCCAGCTCTAGATGCCATTTTATCTCCAATAGCAGGGACTCTATCTTCTCTAACTCTAACTTTTGCAATTCTAGTGCCTTCTTCGCCTTCTGTAATAAATGACTTATCAACAATTCCTTTTTGTCCTTTTTTAGGTCCAATGGATAAATCGCTAGAAACATTTTCTTTATCAATATCGTCCATTGTCATTCCAATTAAAATAGTTTTATCATTTACTTCAGTTTCTTCTTTAATCAGTCCATGTTTATCAAGCTTATTGTAATCAAAACCCTGTTTCAATTTAACACTAGATTCATCATTTTCAATATTCTTAATAACTTTATTTCGCATTTGGTCATTAATTTTTTCTTTTTCTTCGTGTGTTTCATAAGAACTATAATAAGTGGTTTTAAATAAACCTCTTTTAATGGCTCCCTCATTAATTAAAATGGCATCTTCAACATTGTAACCAGTATAACACATAATAGCAACAATAGTATTAGAACCATAAGCGTTTTGACCATTATCAATATATTCAAGATATCTACTTCTTACGATGGGACTTTGACCATAATTTAATACGATTCCAGTTTTATCCAATCTTAGATGGTGATTAGAATGATAAAGAGAACATGCTTGCTTACTTTGACCACAAGAGAAAGAATTACGAGTTCCAGGATTATTCTCAGGAAAATTAATTAAATTACACATAACACCAAAAATGAATGATTGATGTATTTCCATATGAGTAAAATGTTTATTTTCAGTTAAATGTTCTTTTGATAATGCAATAAGGGATTGTTCTGTTTCATTAGAGTCAATATAATCAATAATACCTTTTTTAGCGTTGAATTTTTCTAGTCGTGCAGGATTTTTATCTTTTACTTCAGTGTAAAGGTCATCTAATTCATATAAAAGATTATCTTTATAATTGAAATTAATTTTCTTTTCGTTCCATCCAGTTAAAAGTTGAGACCAAGATAATTCATTTTTCTGTATTAATTCTACAAGTTCTTCACTTTCATAAGAGAATTTCTTATTGTTTTCATCATAATAGAAAATGGGTCTGCAGATTCTACCTCCGTCAGTATAAATATAGATGGCTTTAGATTTAACATCAAAAGAAACACTAGTAAATGTGGGTATAAGACCATTTCTTCTGAATAATTTAATCTTTTCAATGGTCTCATGTGGTTCATCAATAACACCACACCAGTATCCATTAACAAATACTTTAATTTTTTTAGCAATGACGGGTAATGCGTAATCATTAATAGGTTTTAAAGCAACTTTTTCTTTTAGCCATTCAATAATTAATGTTCTGGAATAAGGTTGAGAAATATAACTAGAAATAGCCAAATGTTTATGTAAGCCAATATTTCCACCATCAGGTGTATCAATAGGGTCTATAAAACCCCAGTGAGAACCGTGTAAAACACGAGGTCCAACAACTTTTGCAGTAGCATCCATTGGTAAATTAGTTTTTCTAAGATGACTAATCATAGAATTAAATGAAAGTCTATTAAGGTCTTGAACAATGCCGACTTTTTTAGTATGTGCATAAGCTCCCCAATTACCCTTCATTGCTTTTCTGAATCCTTCTTCAACCAATTTTTGATTAAAAATAGGTCTATTTTGCATAATGAGACCATACATGTTCTTAGCATAAATATTTTGATTGAAATAAACAATTTTTTCAAGGTCTTGTTGAATTTTACGCTGTTGAATACTATAATAATCTCTAAAAAGATCATACATAAGAGAACCGACTAGTTCAATTCTTTTAAATTTAAAATGGTCTCTATCAGTAGGAGTTTGAATATTTTTATGAACTTTGAGTAAATCAAATACCATATTACCCAAGAAATATGCTTTTTCGTTAAAATTAGTTTCACCGATGTGAGGTAAAAAGTAATCAGTTAATATTTCAAGAGCATGATGCATGGTTTTACCTTTTGTAAGAGTTCCAATATAAAAAAGTGCATCATTTTGATTATATACGAAGCTTCCATCATGAACTGAAGGTTGGAAAAAATCAACAAAATCTTCATATTTTTCAATATCTAAGAGACAATATTCAATAATTTTTTTATCACTAAGAATACCCAAGGCACGAAATAATATAAAAAGTGGAATATCAGAACGGACATTAGGTAGTTTTACAACAATTTGATGATTAGAATATTGTTTAGTAGGATTGACAATACCAACTACTAAGTTTCTTCTAGGCTTAGATACATTTTCAGATACAGATTTAATTTCTGCAGTGGTTAAATAAGTAGGTTCCTGAGTTTCATGTTTTTTAATATAAAGCATATTATCTCCGAATTTTTCCTGAGAAACGATAGTTTTTTCTTTACCATCAATAATAAAATAACCTCCAACATCATTTAAGCATTCACCAAGTTCATATCTAGAAGTTTTAGGTAATCCTTTTAGAATACAAAAATCACTTTGTAACATAATAGGGAATTTACCAAGATATACTTTTTCAAGTGTTAAATCTCTTTTTTGAATATTTTTTCCGATAAGAGAATCTTGTGTTTTTTCTTTCATCTTAGCAGCTTCATTAACACTAAAATTAGCAATATTAATATTACCCTTTTTAGCACCGCCATCTTTATCTTGTTCAATGAGTAAATCAGGTTCTTCTGAATCATCTAAAATGTTTATAAATTCAATGTCAATATCATAATGTATTGTCATTCCATAAGTCATATTTCGTAGTCTAGCTTCGTTTGGATACATATAATGAATATTGTTATCATTATCATAAATAATAGGTTTGCCAAAATATATTTTGTTTCCTTCTTTTCCTCCAAAATACATAACACACTTAGAACGGTATTCTTCTAACTCATTGTCATATAATGCGAAAATTTCAACAGGATTTTTTTCTTTAAAAATTTGAAAAATTCCGTGTTTGAAAAAGTCATTATAAGATTCAATATGATGGGTTACTAAATTTTGAGGATTATCTTCAAAATATTTGTGAATAACTTTCCATAAATCTTCGTTTTCCATAAGTAACTATATATAAAATACAGTATATATTTTATGTTATTTTATTTAGCAAATTAATATCTTTTAATAAATTATAAATGGAAAAGCTTTTTAAGACTTTATTCGGTCCTCTTGACCAAAAATACTGCAATTATTTCTTATTTCTTTCAATTTTAGGGTTCGTTCTTTTAGCCTTATTTTTGATTTCTTTTGTATTTGTTGGTGTAATGACAAAGAAGCCTTTTGATTTCTATTTAGGAGGTCTATTTGTAGCATTAACTTATTTATTATTTTATTTCCAATCTCGCTTATTACATTCAATGTGTGCTGGAACTTTAATTAAATAAATGAGTTATATTTATTAAAAAAGGTTAGTTTTATAATATAAGATAATGGATATTTTATATTATAGCAATTATTGTAAGCACAGTAAGAATGTTATAGGTATCCTTACAAAAAATAATATGAACGATAAATTAAGTTTCATATGTATAGATAATAGAAAGAAAGACCCTCAAACAAATCAAACATATATATCTCTAGAAAATGGAAGTAAAGTAATACTACCTCCAAATGTTCAACGAGTTCCAGCATTATTATGTGTAAAGAAGAGTTATCAATTAATATATGGAAATGATATTTTAAAATACTTTCATAGAGATATTAAGCAGGCAAATTTAAATGCTACTCAATTTGAAGGCGAACCAAGTGCCTATAGTTTTATAGGAAGTAGCGGTGGAACAAATATATTTTCTGAAAAATTTACGAGTTATTCAATGACGCCAGATGAATTAAGTGCAAAAGGAGTGAGTAGTAATAGACCATTGTATAATTATGTTTCGTATTCTGATAAAGTAGAAGTTATCAATACCCCAGATGATACATATAAACCAGATAAAATAGGAAGTGATTTAACAATAGATCAATTACAACAACAACGAATGAATGAAATAGAAAATAAATAAATAAGTTAAATTATTTAAATAATAATAAGTAAAGAGATTAGTATGGATAAAAAAACCATTTCTAAAGCATTTAACAATCTTTTTTTTGATTTTTTAGATGATGTTTTAGTAGTATTTCCTGAGAGTAAAGAAATACTGCATGCTAAGAAATCATTTGGTTTATTAAGAACAGCCAACCCAACTATTTTAATCAAAGCATGGAAAACACATGTATATGATAAATATCAAGAACATATTGATGGAGGAGATATTTCTTTTTTCTTTGAAAAAGATTATAGTGGAGATTTAAAAGATGTTAGAGGTGGAGATGATATCATAAAGATGATAGATAATATAAGAGGACCATTAGCAGGTATGGACGAAAATAATAAAAAACATTCTGCTGATTATGTATTAAAATTAAGTAAATTGTCAGTAATGTATCAAGATATTATAAAGGGATAATATAAATGGAACCTATTAAATTATTAAAAACAACTGTTTTTGCATCATTAATTGTTCAAATAATTACAGGAATTTTAAATATAGGAGTAGCTGCATTTGATTTCAAAGCATTTACATTTAGCGATGAAAGTAAAATTTTAGTGAAACTTTTATGGTTAGCCATTTTTGTACAAATTATAGAAGGTATTTTTTATGTTTGGTTAGCTAATTCATTTGATTTTGTAAAAAATATAACAGTATATCGTTATTATGACTGGTTTATAACAACACCAACCATGTTATTTATATTAATTGTCTATTTGTCTTATTTGAACGATAAAGAAAAAATTAAGAAAGAGGATTCACAAAATATAAACAACATTTTATTAGATAAAGAAGATGAATTAGATGAAAAGAAACTTCAAACAAATTTATTAGCGTTTTTAAAGGAAAATAGAGTATTATTTTCAATTATTGTAATATTAAATGCGTTAATGTTATTAGCAGGATTTTCAGGTGAAATGGGTTGGATAAAAAATAGCACAGCTGTAATGTTGGGTTTTATACCGTTTATTGGGTATTTTTATTTAATACATGAGTATTATGCAAAATTTACAAAAACAGGTAGTCTGTTATTTTGGATATTTACAGGAATATGGTCTTTGTATGGATTTTCTGCACTAGCACCTTATATTCCTAAGAATATTTC